AAAAGATGGCCTACAATAATTTTCATACTGATTTACCTTTCGAACACAAAGGTTGTATTTTATATATTAATGATAATAATGGATTTACATATTTTAAAGAATCAGATAAAAAGATAAAACCGAAAGAAAACAGAATTGTTTTATTTGATCCCAGTATTGAACATAAAAGTTCAAGATGTAGTGATAGTAAAGTTAGAATAAATATAAATATAAATTATTTTTAAATGAGTTTTAAAAAACAAAAATTTTTAATTGTTAAAAAAGCATTACCTCAAGTAGTAGCTCATTTTGTTTCAGATTATTTTTGGCTCAAAAGACAAGTAAATATAACAATGCTTAAAAATAATTATATATCTGTTTTTCAACCAGATTTTGGAACATGGAATGATTCACAAGTTCCGAATACTTATTCACACTATTCTGATATTGCTATGGAAACTTTATTGTTAGGTTTACTTCCTAAAATGGAAAAAGAATCTGATATGAAATTAGTTCCAACATATTCTTATGCTAGAATATATAAAAAAGGAGATGTTCTTGAGAGACATAAAGATAGAGCAAGTTGTGAAATTTCAGCTACTCTTAATTTAGGTGGAGATAAATGGCCAATATTTTTAGAACCCTCTGGAAAAACTGATAAAAAAGGAATTGAAGTTAATTTAGATCATGGTGATATGCTTATGTATAAAGGTTGTGATTTAGAGCATTGGAGAGAACCTTTTACTGGAGAAAGCTGTGTTCAAGTTTTTTTACATTATAATAAAAAAAATAAAAGTAATAATAATGAGTTTGACGGAAGAGAACATATAGGTTTACCTGAGTGGTTTAAAGGTAGAAAAAATGTCAACAAAACAAAAATTTAAAAAATATTTAACTCATATAGAATATCCAGAAATTTTTGAAGGTTGGCATATAAAAGGAATGCTAAAAGATCATTCTAATAATGTGTATAAATTTGATACCTCGAACCTTACTAAAGAGGAAGAACACCATTATCAAAGAACAGATAATTTTAAAAATAAAGCTGATAAAATGGTTTTTGATTTTGAAACACAGTGGATTATATTAGATATAAATGAGCTACATTCTTATATTAAAAACAATCAATTAAAAGAAGTTAATTTGGATCAGTTAATAAATAATTTAGAATGGAATATTGTAGTAAATAAATGAAAATTAAACTTTATAATAACTTTTTAGAAAATGACCATTCTCAAGAAATTTGGAATTTTGTTATAAATTCTTATTATAAAATAGGTTGGGTAGATAGTGAAGAACCACAACATCGTGCTTATCCTAATATACATAGTGAATATAGTAATAAAGATTTAGATAGAATAAAAATATTAAATCCTGTATTAAAAATATTAAAGTTACCTAAAGAAAATTTTTATAAATGTGTTGTTAATTTAACTAAACCTTTAGATGTAAATTTTATTCATGTACATCCAAACAGTATAGTTGCTTTATATTATGCAAATTTTACTTGGAATCCTGAATGGGGAGGAGAAACTATATTTTACAATAAAGACAGAAAAACTATTAATTTTGCTAATCCATATACTCCTAATCAATTAATAACTTTTGATGGTAAAATACCACATACTATTAAATCACAAAATTTAATTGGACCTTCCTATCGTTTTACAATAAGTTTATTTTTTAAAAAATGAAAGAATATAAATTACCTTATGATAGTTTTATAGGAGGTTGGTTTATAGATAAAGATGTGTGTGATAATATTATAAAATATTTTAAAGATACTCCTTATAAATTTAAAAACGAAGGAAATGTATATGGTAAAGAAGGAAAAACGATAGATAAAACAGTTAAAGATTCTTTAGATTTAATAATATGTCCAAAACAATACTCACCTTTACTAAATAATTATCGAGAAAATTTGCAAGATTGTTTAGAACAATATTTAATAAAATATCCAGAATCAAATAAATTAGCAAGATTTAATGTTAATGATCATTATAATATACAATACTATAAACCTAATGGAGGTTTTAAAAAGTGGCATAGCGAAAGAGGAAGCTTGTTAGATACAAATAGAGTTTTAGTATTTATGACATTTTTAAATAATGTGCCTGGAGGAGGTACTATGTTTAAATATCAAAAACTGACCGTACCAGCAAAAAAAGGTTTAACATTAATATGGCCTACTGATTTTACACATACTCATAAAGGAGAAATATCTAAAACTCACGAGAAATATATTATAACTGGTTGGTTTACATTTAATAATCCTTAAATCTATACTTGAGTTAAAATATGTTGTAAAATAAGGATATGCCTTTAACAAATGTACAGATAAAACCAGGATTTAACAAACAAGTCACAGAAACAGGAGCCGAAGGGCAATGGACAGATGGTGACTTTGTTAGGTTTCGATATGGCTTACCAGAAAAAATTGGTGGATGGCAACAAATTACAAGCCATACTTTAGTTGGAGCTGTAAGAGAACAATTAGTATGGGCAGATTTAGATGGTAGAAAATATGCTGCTTTAGGAACAAACAAAGGTTTATTTATATATTACGAGGGTGCATTTTACGATATCACTCCTCTTGATACAGCACTTACAGGTGCAACATTCGATACTACAGATACCTCAACAACGGTCACCGTAAACTATGTAGGACATGACTTAGATGCAGGAGATTTATTTACATTCACAAATGTAACACCGCCTTCAGGTGCTGGTTATGTAGCTTCTGATTTTGAAACTAATACTTTTCAAGTAGTGACTGCACCTGATGCAGACACGTTTACAATTACTATGGCTGCAGCAGCAACTGCAACCACATCTGCAAGTGGTTCAGCGGATATAAATCCTTATGCAACTGTTGGTCCTTTGTCACAAACCTATGGATACGGTTGGGGAACAGGTTCTTGGTCAAGAGGCACTTGGGGTTCAGCGTCCACAACATCATCTGTAATATTAGAACCTGGATCATGGTCTTTAGATCACTTTGGTGAAATATTAATTGCAACAGTAAAAAATGGTAAAACATTTCAATGGAGTCCGTTGCGTTCAAATCCATCTGCATTAACAACTAGAGCAACAGTTGTCAGTGGTGCACCAACAAAATCAGTCATGTCTATTGTATCTGAAAGAGATAGACATTTAATTATTCTTGGAACTGAAACAACAATTGGATCGATAATTTCTCAAGATAAAATGTTTATAAGATTTTCAGACCAAGAGGACATCGATGATTATACACCAACATCAATTAATACTGCAGGAACATTTAGATTAGACTCAGGTGTTAAAATTGTAGGTGCAGCAAAAGCTAAAGATTATATTTTAATACTTACTGATACTTCTGCATATGTAATGCAGTTTGTAGGACCACCATTTACTTTTTCTATAAGACAAGTAGGAAGTAATTGTGGGGCTATTGGTCAACATGCAATTAAATATGTAAACGGAGCTGTGTGGTGGATGGGTCAAGCAGGTGGATTCTTTATGTTTGATGGTACCGTAAAAGCTGTTCCATGTTTAGTAGAAGATTTTGTATTTACAAACAAAGGCAATAACCTTGGTATTAATTATAATTCAGGAGAAATTGTATACGCAGGATTAAATCATTTATATGGTGAGATTAATTGGTTCTATCCAAAATCAGGATCGGAAAAGATTGATAGAGTAGTATCCTATAATTATGAAGAAAATGTATGGACTACAGGTTCTATGGACAGAACATCGTGGGTAGATGCTACTTTATATGACAATCCATATGCAACTAAATTTAATGCAACAAATATTCCAACATTTCCAACTATACAAGGTGCAACAAATATAAATGGAGCATCTACGTATTATGCTCATGAAGTTGGTAATAATGAAGTAGATTCTACCGGAGCTAAAACAGCAATACCTGCATTTATTCAATCTGGAGATTTTACTTTAGCTGAAGGTGAAGTGTTTATTAGTATGAGGAGGTTTGTGCCTGATTTTAAATTGTTAACTGGTGATGCACAAATAACAATTAATTTAAGAGACTATCCAGCAGAAGGAGCTAATTCCTCACCTCTTGGACCCTTTACAGTAAATAGCTCAACTGATAAAATAGATACCCGTGCTAGGTCTAGGTTTGCTAGTCTAAAAATTGCAAATACCTCTACAGATCAAAACTGGAGATTTGGTACGTTTAGAGCAGATGTACAACCTGATGGAATGAGAGGATAATGGACGAAATATTTTTAAATGATTATACCAATGTAGCAATGGCACAAGATCCAACTGGTCTAGCTGCAATACAGGCACAACCAGGATTTGAAAACTACACCCCATCCTTTTCTGTTGTTGACCAACCAGTGGTAAATCAAAATTTAAATTTAACAGATGTCGGTGGTATTAATTTACCTCCAATGGGAGAAATAGCTAAAAATGTAATAGTAGACAGAGCTAAGAACTATGCAATAAAAAAAATAGGTTTAGAAGGGCTTAAAGGAAATATTTTAAAAGGGATACTTAATCCTTATGCTGGTTTAGCATCTTTAGCTCCTGTTGATGTTAATCCCATTAATGCACTTCAAAATTTAAATACCCAAGTTCAATCAAGTTTATTTGGTAGATCTAAATCTATGTCAGATTATTTAGCTGCTAAAAGAGTGCAAAAAGCTGCTGAAAGAGATTACAGAAGAGATACGCAAGGAGATATTACTACAGCTCCAGTTAATATTTTATACATGGAACCTACAGCACAAGATATTTACAGAGGTGGTGGACCTGATAGATCTTCATCTACGACATCAACTTCATCAGCTAGATCTGCAAGACACACAGCAGGCCCTGGTGGATTACATAGTGATTATTAACCATGGCTAGAATAAATGTTACTATCCCAGAACCTAAAGAGCAGTACACTGCTGAAAACCAAAGACAGATTGCACAAGCTATTCGTACAGTAAAAGATCAATTAAATACAACTTTCCAAGAAGAACTTAGACAAGAAGTCGAAAGAGTTTCTTGGTATACAATGAGGTAGTATGAGCCAAGGATGTAACAATGTAAATGTTGAACCAACAGTTATTGGTGG